ACATGCTGAAGGAAATTATTACGTTGTGGAAAGGTGAGAGTCTCATGAACGAAGCGGTGAAGGCATTCGGAAGAATGCTCACCGATGCGGAATATGTGTTTGAACATGCCTGGGGTGCTTTGACGGGTCAGCTTGAGATTGAGCAGGTGAAAGCCTCCATCTACGAGAAGGATATTTCCGTGAACAAGGACTGCAGGCGAAGTGCCGCCGGTGAACGTAGTCGTTTCAACGACTCGCAGGTAGCGTTTTCTGTTGGTCCCCAATCCTTCGATTCGGGCAAGCAGAACTTGGTTCGCTGCCGTTACCGTTCCGCCGATCGGCGTGCCGGTATTGTCGTCTGCGTCAGCCCAGCCGGTTGAACCGTCGGCTGATTCTTGAAGCTTCACCGCGATTGAAGTCGCAGATGGGCTTCCGGAGATTGCGCCGCTTTCGAACACCAGCATGGCTGTTTCGTAGCCAAGAGTGTCGACGCTTGCCCCGTCTACCGGGCTGCCGCCTAAATCGCTCTCAGGTGAGATGCTTTTGGTGACAGCCACGTTGTCATAGATACTGTGCATAGTTTTTTGTCTGAATTAATTTTTTTATCTCGACCTTGATTTCCTGCGGAGTGCACTGGCGGCAATTGAGGACATCGCTCGCCGCCAGCTTTTCCGCTATCGGCTAGGAAGCAGCCGTTTCGACTGTCACGAATGCCTTAGGCAGCACATTCACGAAAGCGTGGCGATGCTTGTAGACAATTCCGCGCTGATCGGCGAGTGCAATTTCTTTGCCGCCGAAGTTGCCGGAGTTGTATTGCTCGACGCGCATTTCTCCCTTGTCTCCGAATGCCGTTGCTTTCAAATTCCCGAACACAGCGAATTTTTTGTTAATTCCTGATGCCGAGAGTTGAGGCAAATGGCGAACCGTGAAGACTGGGAAGCCCATGATCTCGCCGGCTGGTTTCGGACCTCCACCGGTTGGACTGTTAGCCAACACAGCAGGGCTTGCTAGACCAGCAAGAGGCAAGATCGGAATGCCTTGCGAAGTTTTCGCCGCGCGCACTGCCGCCCACACCGTGCGGTGCATGTAGAATGCAGCGCCCTCAAGCACTGATTCTTCAAGCTGCGCGATGATATTTGAGCAGTCAGTGACGGGATCGAGACTCGCAAAACCAGTCTCGCCCGAAGGCAAGACATAGGTTGGAACATTCGCGTCGTTCAAGAGTCCTACGAACGGCGAGCCAGTGCCGGTAAAGGCTTGCTGGTCGATCATGTTCGCGAGAGCTTCTCCGCCGAGCGCCAAGAGCCAGTCGGCAAGATTCACCGAGGCATCTGCAAGGAGATCGTTGCCGATCACGAATGCAAGCTGCCATTTCTTGGCAATCAATGCCGCTTGACCGAACGCCATGCCTTGCACTGTTCCTACTGCATCAACACCGAGGTATTGACCAGTAAGAAATGCACCGGTGTAGTTCGGAATGCCGAGTTCATCGGTTTTGAGATCCCACTTCTGGGATTGGCTCAATACCACTCCGACTGAAGCGGCAATACGCAAAATTGCGTTTGCGACTTCGCGCGAGACAAGAAATCCACCGCGGCTGTCTTGCTCTTCGATCAACGCTTCGTTCGCTTTCGTATCGATCGGAACGTTGAGGAGAACGCTTTTGACAACCTCGACGAAATCTTTCTTTTGCTTTTCGGAAAGACGGGTTAGGTCTTCACCGTAGAGCGCTCGCTCTTTGCGGAGCTTCTCGACAATCTCTTTGGTGGTCTGCGCGGCAACTTCACCGATATAGGGACCTAGTTTTTCTTTCATGGCCTCATCGAAGAAGGTGCCCATTGCGGACTTGAACACTTCGAGTTGTTTTTGATCTTTTGGATCCATATCTTTGTTTTACTTCCGTTGCGCCTGCGCGCGGGCGAGTTTATTGAATCGCTCGAGCGCTTCGCTTCCGGAAGTTACTATCGTCCGCAAAACCTCTCGGCTAAATCTCCAATCGTCAAAATCGAAGAGTTCCTGAGATTCTGTGGGGGTCGACCTTTGTTTTGAGGAACTCCCATCGTCGGAGTTGTCCTTCCCCTCGCCACCCTGGGAGTCGGCTGCGTTGAGCAGCTCTTCCAAAGCGGCGCTTACTGCCTTTATGGCTTCGATGGCTTGTTGAATTTGCTCTCGCGTCTTGTTGGAGAGCGTTCGTCCGGCTTTCAGCATTTTTTCGGGATTGTCGGGATCATCCGCAGGGTCATCCGGTATTTCCGGCGGTTCGGCGGACTTATCATCATTTTGTTTGGGAACGCATTGCAAATTTCCGTTTCCGTCTTCTTCGAGGATGCCCTCGCTGCCGTCTTCAAGCGCGCATGCATCGCCCTCTTCCGGCGCAGAAGATTTTTCCTCAAAAATCATTCCTTTGATTGCGAGCAAACCGAGATCAAGTCCGAGCTTCTGCGCTTGGCCGAGAGACAATGCTTGCGGATTCGCCGGCACCGGCACGAAGCTGAACTCGAGCAGCTCATTGCCTTTTTCGCTCTGTCCGTCCATGCGCGCGGAAGCAGGAATGAAGCCGACGGATGTTGCGCGCACAATGCCGGCGTCATACAGAGCGCGCACTTGTTGTGCGAATGGATTAGCCTCGGCAGGCGCAAATTTTCCCTCGGCGACCAGCACCGGCTGTCCGGCGACCATCTGTTTTTCAATGCTCGTTGCGATGCCGATCGGCAGAGAAAAATAATCATGTCCCCATAGCACTACAGGGTTGCTAAGATAATTTCCAAGATCCCAGAGGTTCTGGTCGACTGAATCGCCCTGGCGATCAGTTGCAGGAGTCGAGATGATCACGCGGAATGTCCCCGACTCGGTCGCGGCTTTTGTTTTTTGAATGAAGCTTGCAAATTCGTCTGTCGCAAATGCAGCAGCGAATTTTGCTTTTGCTTCTTCGGTGAATTGTTCGAATAATTTATTCATAATGTTTTTTAATTTGCGATCTGCTTTCTGCGCATTTTAGAAACTGCGCGGAAGCTGCGGATCGGCATTTATAATGATGTTTGGATAAGTGAGCACTTCGCCCGACTGGAACGTAACCACGATTGCGCAGACATAGCGGCCCCACTGGTCAAAGTCGCCTTGCTGGGTCGCATAGTGGCAGGTGCCGGTCAAAGCATTGTCGACCGTGATGGATCCGGTAAATTTCAGCCCGGACACTCCCGACCTTTGCACTTGCAACTGCAGTATTGCGTTGGAAAGATTCACTGGATTGCCGGCGCTGTCGGTGAGCGTGAACGGGAGGTTGTACCCGTAATCGCCCTGCACAATGTTGATTTCTTGGGTTTGCATATTAATGATTGAGGGGCAAAGTTTCTTCTTGCGGCAGCTTCGACTGAACCGCCGTTTTCTTGATTGGATTGTTGAGCACGATGGACTGTATTGGTCTGGTAATTTTCATCGGTGCAGTTTGGCTGCGGGCAGTAATGGTAGCGATCGGGTTTTTGAGAACGATAGGATTCACAAGTCCGGCGAGCTTTGCTGAAGATGCCTCGCTCTTTATTTTTATTGCTGCGACCGGATTCCTTAGGATAAATCCGCTGATTCGGCTCGTGAGCTTCAGCGCATACAAACTTGCTGCTAGAATTGCACTCTTTACCGGATAGATCGCGCTCAACAAAATCATCTTCATTTTCGGAACGATAGCCGCGCCGAAAGATTCAAGCATCGAGATTGATTCGGAAAATCCTCGCGTCACATTGCGCTTCGTTGCTTCTAAAAGATTGATCGTTTCGAGGAATGTTCTTCGCAGTATTTTTAAGAATGAAATGTTGTCTGTAATCGAAAGCATTTCAGCAAACATCTTCCTCGGCTGCGGACTCACAGAGTCAGCCATGGCGACTTGGTCGGATAGGATTCGGGCTGATGATTTTGATGCGCTATCAATCGGAACGGTAGCATCCCTAAATGGCCGCGCGAGAAAGCGCAAAACTGAACTGACGATGGCTATCGATTCTGAAAATGCTCTCGTATAAATTCTCGAGAATGAAAAGTTGTCGATGATTGAAAGCGTTTCTATCAATCCGCGCTTTATTGACCGCACTATGGATTCGGAGACAGCAATTGCGTCCGTGAAGACCGTGGCAATAGCTCTTACAACTGAATCAGCGATGGCGACAATTTCTTGAAATGACCTTGAGGAAATTCGAACGATTGCATCGGCGATGTCAATTATTTCCGCTAATTCGCGCACAATGATTTTCGCAAGCGATTCACCGAAACTGACCGCATCAGCGAAAGCTTTCGAGATTGATCGGGCGATAATGTCTGACAGCGCGATCGCATCTTGGAATGCATGTGCAAGAGTTTTGGCGAAGGCGTCTGAGATTGCAACTGCTTCTGAAAATCCTCGGCTTATGATTTTTGCGAACGAATCAGCAATGGAGATAATTTCGGCGAATGCTTTTGAGGTCGCGTTGGCGATCGCATCAAATATCGCAATCGATTCTTCAAGAGATCGCGAGAGATTGCGGATAAATACTTCTGAAATTGTGACCACGTCTGAAAATGCTTCGCTGATGCTTCTTGTTATAGACTCGGCGATTGCGATAATTTCTTGCGCAGCTTTGAGAAATGTTTTGGAAAATGCATCAGAGATGGCAATAGAATCGCTTATGCCTCTCATCAAGCTATTTGCATAGATCTCATTCATTGGAACTTGATCTGATGCGAGTTTCCCGATTTGCCTTGTCTGAATATCAGATAGAGCAAATAGCTCTCCGGTATTTTTCCCGGCAGTTCTTATGGCTAATTCAGAAACGGCAAGTGTTTCGGCAACATGGCGTCCGGCCGTTCGCATGAATGATTCGCCGACACTGAATGCTTCTTGAATAGACCTAACGCTCGCTCTCGCAGCCTTATCGGTCAGCGAAATTGCCTCCGCAAAGGTGCGCCCAAAAGTGTGGTGAAGCGTCACCGCAAAATCTTTCAAGGTATATTTATCGCTAAGAGATTTTGTTTTATGCGCCATGAATTTATGTTTGGTATTTATGCGTGACCTGCAGCGAATCGCCGCTCACTACGCTGATCACCGCAAACGATTGTTTAGCCAGCATATTTGCCGATGTGTTTATATCGACCACGCCCACGCCGGTGAGATGGCTCGCAGCCGTTGTTCCTTTCTGTCCACGAAGTACCGTGAGAGATGTCGTGCCTCCGCCAGCCGTAACTTGAAGTATCTCGTTGTCGATTTGGATAAAGTCGTTATTGGCGATGCCAGCCCCGGACACAACCGTAATCGGCGATGTACTGGCAGTGATGGCGCCGTTCAGAGTTGTCACCGTTGGAGGAGTTGCCGAGTCAAAGATGCCCTCTTCGGTCACGGCAAATACAGCAGTAAAATTCCACGTCTTCACAAGCTGGGTCGTATCGTTGGCGATTGTCGTCGTCACTTGCGTTGCAGTAGCTGCGCCTCGCGCGCCTCCGTTTGCAGTAATTTCTTGGCCGAGCGCTTGATCGGTTGCCGCAGCAGTTGCAATGTTGGTGCCGATGCCAAGGTTTACGAATGGGCTGTACGAACCTTGATTGCTCATGCGGCCGTTTGCAGCTGCGTGGCCAATGTTTGAAATAAGATTATGAGTTCGAAGCAGCGAGCCGTGATAGCCGGTTATGAATTGGATGCGCTTTGCGATTCCATAGTGCTGCCTCAAAAATTTACCGAGGCGTGTTTCAATCCATAGGGCTGACATGGACCCGTGGAATGTTCCGCGCAAAGGACAATCGCCCGGCGAACCCGGGGTTGATTGAGCGCACCGATTGCAATGCGCCTTTTTGATTTCGGTGGTAACTTCTCGCGTATTTAATTTTTCTGAATTTAATTTTTTAAACATAGCTTTTGTTGGATGAATTAATTTGTTCGACTATTTTGTCGGCCAGTTCTGAATCGGCTCGATCTTGAGCGTGAGCCTGCTGGTCGTCTAAGTCCGACTGCATCGCAGCTGCTTGCGCTTTGAAGTAAGCGATCGGATCTTCGCCCATGTCTTCGGGGCGCTGCGCATACGATTGCGTGTAATACAAGCTGCCGTCGTCTTTATAGAATTCGACCGTAGTGACCACCATGATGGTCGGCTCGTCGATTCCTGTTTCGTTGTTGTAGCGGGGAATCGTTTGCTTCTCCGCGCTGATTATTTTTGCGATCATATTTTTAATTGGTTAGATCCTCCGGCCTTATGTAGCACCTGCAATCTGGGTGAAGAGGCGGAGTTTCTACATCGGAATACGTTATGTCGAACGTCGACCCGTCCGAACCTTGCGCCGTATCGCCTTTATTGAAAAAGTTCTCGTCGACACTTATTACTTGTCCGTCCATCGGAGCGCAGAGCGGACACACGAGGCTGTCCTCGGCGGTGTACCATTTGATCGTCGTCACGACGCCGGACTGGCTCCACGCTTCTTTGGTCGCAAGGTTTGCGGTTCTGAACGCTTCGGTGCGAGCCACCATTTCGGCTCGGGATTCATCGCTGTATTCATAAATTTGCGAAATGGTGTCTTTGAGTTCGCTGATCGATAGGCCTTCGCTGATGCCTTGGTCAAGTTTGGTTTTGAGCAGATCGAGAGTGGTTTCGTTGTAGCTTTTCGCCATGAGGCCGATGGTGCGATCGAGGATTGTTCGTGGTAGCGTGCTTACCGGCGCGCCGACGAGCGATGATGCTTCCGCGCCCTCTTTGTCGTAGAGGTCGGTAAGCGCCGGCGTGACAAAGTTGATAGTGATTCCGATTTCGTTTTGAAGATTGAACAAGACTTCTTGATCGATGCCTTTTGCGCTCTTGACGCTCTTAATCGCGCGCTCGAGGTTTTTTAGAGCGCGCTCTTTTTGACCGCGATTGAATTTGCGGATCGCACTAGCGACAAGTTTTATGTACGGCTGAATGCGCGTTTCAAACGACCGGTAAATGATCGCCCAGTCTTTGTCGGTTAGATCGCCGATGCTTTTTTGCGAAACTTCTTTTTGCTGGCTTTGAAACAATTCGAACGCAGCGGACATTTTCTCCGTAAAATCTTTGTTGAGCGAGTGGCGCATCTTGGCCGCTTTGGCATACTTCACGCTTGGCCGCGCACCGCTGCCGGTCTGTAAATGCTTTTTTCTTTTGCTCTTTTTCGGAGTATCCGGATTAACCTCGGGGGTTGTGTCCGGCGTTCCGATCGGCTGCATGGTAACGGGCGCCAGCGGTTCATCGGCGCCGTCGATTGGTTCATAGCCGAAGTAGCGCTCGCGCTGTTCATTCGGACTCAACACACCAACTGATGCGGCCATTTCTTTTACTTTGAGTTCAGTGTTCTCCGGTACCGGATCCTCGAAATCAAGGAATAAGTTTTCGCCATAGAGCGGCACAAGGAATTCATTGAGGTAAGAAACGATAAGCTGCATCTTCGGCTTAATGGTGCGCAGAGCGAAAACATAATTTGTTGCTTCAGCATTTGCGCGATTGACGTCGTCGGTGATGCCAAGCACCGTGCGCGGGACTCGAAAGCCGGCGAGGATGCGGTCGCGCATCATCACCATCAGGTTATTGAAGTCCATGTCTTTTTGGCTTTCGCTTGCCTGCGTGTATTTCGTTCCCTTGGGCAGCACCAGTGTTTTATAAGCGCTGTCGTATCCTTTGTGGATCGCTTCGAAAGATTTCTTGATGAATTGAAGTTGCGATTCAGTGCGCGCATTGTCGCTTTCAAGCACGCCACCGATTCTCGCGCCATTGATGAAAAATCTGCGATTAAATTCCATCGCATAGTTGTCGGCATCAATCCATAATGGGATTGATTGCGCTGTGCCGATGCCTTCGTGCAGATCGCTAGGATCGGGATATTTCAGATGTAAAATTTCTGCTGGATCAAATTCGTATCGTTTGCCGTATGAGGTGTATTCAAATTTAGTGATGCGGCTTGGAAATTGCGAGCGGTCAACAACGACGCGCACGCCCGATGGATTGAGCGGATAGAGCGCTTTTGGTATGCCTGTCGGCTTTCCGTCTTTGCTCGCTTTCACTCCGTCCATCACTGCATAAAAATTGCCGGCCAGTTCAAGATGCGAACCCATCAGATATTTAAGTTCGTAGCCGGTTTGCGTTTCGCTTACGCCGTTTAAGAGATCGAGCAGGTCATGCTCAAAAATTTCTGACGCTTCTTCGTTGTCCATTTTGAACAGCCGCCAGCGCATGTTGGCGATCTCTTCGGAGATGGCGCGGACGCATGCATAGACCCAGCCGTTGTAGACCGTCATCGCTTTGGCCGGCGACACGCGTTTATTGGAAGCCCAAATAGCGAATGGATCGCTGTTGGAAGAGTCCATCCACCCAATGCCGGAGACGCTCTTGCTTGTCAGTCTATTGAAAATTTTTTGTATAAAATTCGGCATATTTACAAACGAAAAAGGGGCGGCAAAACATTTCTGTTTCACCGCCCCTCCGGTATTTCCGTTCAGGGCGCTGAGTTAGACTCAGGCGCTAAAACTAATTCAATTGTGTTTTTATTATACCACACGCCATTAAAAAGTTCGACCATGTGGATAAGTCAAATGGCGATGGTTTCAAGGTCGCTCATGTCGGACCCGGCATCCTTGAGGGTTTCGGCATTGGTTTTCTTATTCGTCAAGCTCTCTGATTTTTTTATTTCGTAGCGAACAATGTTGCCGCCTTGAAGGTGGATGGTGAATTCGCCGTATTGCATCTTTTTGGCCTGTTCGAATGCACGCATGAGCGCTTCTTGCTCGGCCGTGATCAAGGCGTGTTTACGCGGCTCTTGGTTTGGTGGATTAGTATTGTTCATATTGCAATGACCTCTTCCATTTTCAGGCCTGATTCAACAAGGCCGACAAGCATGTACACGAGCGCGTCGACCAAATCATCGTGCTCTTCGCTGCCAAATCCAAAAAGTTGAATCAATAAATCCTCGCAGCCAGTGCGCGGGAATCGCACCGTGCCGTTTTTTATGTAAGTAGCGGCAATGCGCAAACGCGCACGCTTATCGCGCGATGGATGAATGCGCTCGATCGGCAAGCCGGCGCGTTCTATTTCATCGTTGGCCGCTTTTTGATAGGCCACTTCTTCGGCGAATACGAGTTGATTTTTGTGGTATTGATTATTCAAAAACTTCACCATGTCTATGGTTTCGCGCATGTCTATTCGCTCGTTGATTGGATGCGGCATCACATCGATGCGCGCGTCGCCTTTGTCGTCGTAGACCAATGCGCCGGTCACGGCAGCGGTATAGTCGGCTGTTTCTTTTTTGCTGATCGCGTAATCAAGGCCGGTGCCGTAAAGCGAGACGAGGTTCGGATGCGTTGGTTGGTCGTAGTAAACAATATCTTCAGGAACGACCTCTTGGCCTTCTTCCGGCACAATGCGCAAAAGGTATTCGCGCTGCCACGACGTCGGACCCGCTTTATCGCGCTGGGCGTCAAGCGATGCTTTGGTTGGATATTTAGCTGGCCAGAGGCAATGTTCTTTTGCATCAAGCAAAGGATATTCAAGCACCGCGAACCCTTTGTCGTTTTTCATGCGCGATAGCAATGCGTCGCTGTGGAGTTGGTTTCCAATCAGCACGAGACGCCCGATTCGTTCATTGAGAGCTGGGATTACTTCGGCACGCAGCCAGCGTTCGGTCTTGTCGCGATTCTCTTTGGTGCGAACCCATTCGAGGTCTTCGGGATCGTCCACGACGATAAGTTCTGGCCGGTATTGGCGATGGCGCAGCCCGCGGACTTTTTGGCCTCTTGATCGGGCAAGGATTCTTACGCCGTTGGCCAAGAGCATATTTTCTTTTTGCCATTCCTCATCGCTTTGCATTTCGCCGTAGTCGTTTCTTATCAACTCATTGGTCTCAAGCTCGTGCCGGATGTTGGCGATGTTAACTTTGGCCTGCAGCGTAGTATCGGCGATTGGTAAAATAAAACTGAATTTTTTCTCAAGAGCAGCCCAGAGCGGCAATGCCAGCGATCCGAATGTTGATTTTGCGCTGCCGCGAAAGCCGAGAACGAGCATCATGTGCTGATCATCATCTCCGAGCAGATCTATAAGCTCGCGATGGAATTCAGCCGGATTCAAAGTGAAGTAGTGGTGCAAATAAGTTATGCAAAAACCGAAGAGCGTTTTGGATGCCCGCCTGCGGTATTCGTAATCGCCGACCAGTGCGTTAGCCTCGGTTTTGGTCAGCGTCGGTAGGTCGCGGATTAATGAGTCGCTCATGGTTTTCATTGTTTTTTATAATTCCCCAGCGGATCATGGTTTCGATGAGCTGGGCTTTCTGTTCGATCGTCAGTGCGAGTTTTGGCTGGTGCTCGACCACTCCCAGCTTTCGGTCAAAGACGCCTGAATCAAACAGCTTGTCGAAAATGTCTTTTTGCGATTCACGGATTTCTTTCAAGGCAGCGATGCGCTCTTTGCGTGTTGATTGATTGGAGAGCGCGATTTGCCACGCGATTTTTGTTGTTTCGGTCAGTATGTCTTCAAAGGCTGCGAGCGAGGACGACAACAATTTGCGATCGGCGCGGTGTGTCCGTTCTCGCAAGATTTTCTCGCGTAGCCGGTTGATATAGTCGATGTGCAGGTGAATGCCGTTCTGCTCGAGCTGATGCTGCATTTCCCGAAGCGGCATGCTGTGTTCAATCGATATAAGTTTCCGGATATTTGAGATGTAAAAGCGCTCTTGTTCCTTTGATTTATGAGGCATTTTCTGTCCTGCTATGTCCTGTTTTGAGTAAACAATTCATAGCGTTTTCGGATCACATCGCAGTAGGCAGGATCAAGCTCCATAATAAATGCCGACCTTTCCATCTGTTCGGCGGCCATCATGCTGCTTCCGGACCCGCCGAACAGGTCGATTACGGCGCCACCTGGGGCGCAAGACTTGCGTACCGCGCGTCCAACGAGCCGAATCGGCTTCTGGGTCGGATGCTCGTATTCGCTCGATTTATCGCGGGCTTGGAACCACACGTCCAGCCGCTCTTCAAAGGTCAGCTTATCTATGTCCCAAACCTCTTTTTCCGTCGTCATGAATTTGTTGGTGTAGTGCTTGCGTCCGTCTTTCCAGCCGAACATGATCGGCTCATAGACGCGGTGAAAATCCTGACCCATTGCTAGGATAATCCGCTCTTTGAGCCAAATGATTGTCTGGCTGAAATGAAAACCGGCATCGGCAAATGCTTTGAAAAATTGCTCTTGAGTTTTGGTGGCGTGGCAGACATAAATTGGCGCGTCGTCAGTGGTGTGGTCAAACGCATTTTTAAACGCGGCCAGCAGGAATTGATAAAACTCATCGGGCGATTTATTGTCGTTGAAAATTTTGCCGCCATGCATGAACTTTTTTCGCCGGCCGGAATGGATCGCTTCGTACTTGGCATAGGTATAATTCACGTTGTAGGGCGGATCGGTAAA